TTGTGGCCCAGATGGATGCGTCCCTTTCCGGGCTGCGCCATCTCGATGTGCGTGGCTCCGGAGCGCCGCAGCCATTTGCTGCTGCCGCTGAGTCCGCACAACTTGAGGTGCCTCTTCATCACTCGCCTTGCCCCGCTTGGCAGCATTGCCCAGCCCAACACCGTGCCGTTAGGAGATAGGCGCAACATCTCGTCCACTACGTCTTGGCACGCCTGCGACAGGGCGCGAACGTGAGGCTGTCCCGTCTTGTGCTGCGTCCACTGCACAGCGCCGTTGTGGAAGTGCTTTGCTTGCAGCGACCACAGGTCCGACTGGCGCGCACCTGTCTCGTATCCCAGCAGCAGCCAGCACTTCAGGAACAGCGCTTTTGGCGCGCCATTGCGCGTCGTCTTGGCGCCCCATGCGCGCGTCAATTTGACGGCCTCTGTGCATTGCGCTAGAGTCCATGCCCGCACAGGAGGCGGAGCGCGCCGGACCTTGACAAGTCCGCGAGGCATGGAGTCAACTAGCGCCCTATCGAATGCCCAGCGCCAGAGCGTCATCACGATCGCTCGTTCCGGCGCCGCTGTCATGGAGGACACTTCTTCGATTCGCTTGCGCAAGAAGGCGTTGCAGGACTCGACGGTGAGCCTCCTGCACCCACGCGCGACAAACCGAACGCGGCCGGCGTAGCCGCGAGTCACAACCCTCTCCGAGAGGTACTTGCTCGCTATGGAATCCAGTGATTGCATGTCCAAAAACTCCACTCCAATGAGTGGCATTTTGGGGGAGCCCCGCCAGAAGATTCATCCCCCCCAGACACTCGATACGACCGGCGCATTTTCACGCTCCGGCGCGGACGAGCACCATGTAGAGGCCGACCAGAGCCCCCAAAAAAATGCCACCGCCGATATTCGGCATGGCGAGTCCAATGCGGACTACCACGCCGACGAGGCGTATAGGTCGTGCAGTCGAGTCAAAACGCTCCTTGACTCACCGCTCCTGTACCACCAGCGGTACATCGCCAAGTCCCTTCCGCCGTTCACCAGCAGCGCCATGGAACTGGGCACGTTGCTGCACTCGTGGATGGAACTGGGCGACACATTCCTAGAAACGCTGGTGGCCCCTCCACCAGAGATGCTAACAGACACCGGATTGGTGGGCAAAAAGGCCCAGACGTGGGCCAAAGACCACGTTCCGGAAGGCTCGACGCTGGTTTCCCCGAAGCAGCGGTCGCAGATTTTGGCCGCCGTCAACGCCGTGCTGGGCAATCCGGCGGCCGTCGAGGAACTGGAGCAGGTCACGGCGCACGAGGTGTCCGTCCGCTGGGTGTCGCACGATGGACACTTCCTCAAGTGCCGCTATGACGCCGGCACGCCGACGCACTGGATCGATCTCAAGACGACGAGCGAAGAGGACATCGCAGCGTCGTTTTGGAGCAGTGTCCTCAAGTTCAAGTACCACTTGCAGGATGCTTGGTATCGCAGGGGGATGGAGGCGTGCGGCATGGAAGCCGCCCCCCTGCGGTTCATCGTCGTCTCCACGAGCCCCACGCACGACTGTCAGGTCGTGACGCTGCCCGCCGTTGTTGTGGCCGAAGGGCAGCGGCTCATGGACAACGCGCTCGCTGAGTTGCGTGTCCGCGAAGACCTCGACTGGTGGCTGCGCGACAGTCACGGCGAGGTGCATGAACTTCCGTTTCCGCCACACGTTCTAGGGAGGATGCAATGAATCGGGTGATCGACATGTCGGTATGGAGCGCGACGAGCGGCGATGTTGACAAGTTGTCGGAAGCGATGGCGCTGGCGTTCGGCCAGTTGACCAACGTGGTCCGCAACAAGGTCAGTCACTTCGCCAAGAAGGGCAAGGACGGCCAGCCGATTCCGGACTACGCCGACCTCGCCTCGTGCTTCGAGTGCATTCGCAAGGCGTACAGCGCCAATGGCCTGTCTGTCGTGCAGACGTTCCACCCCTACGGTGAGGACGGCACGATCTATCTGGTCACCACCGTCCGTCACAAGACGGGGCAGTTCGAGCGGTCGTACCTGCCGATGAAGGGCAATCTCGCCCCGCAGGAACTCGCCAAGTCGGCGACGTACCTCAAGCGGATCGCGTTGTGCGCCATCGTCGGCATCGCTGCTGACGACGACGACGACGGCGAGCAGGCCAACAAGTCGCACCAGCAGGCGCAGGCTGCGGACTCGCAGCGTGTCGAGCGTGCCCTCGTGTCGAAGGTCCGGGCCTGCAAGACGGCGGAGGAGATCGCCTCCGTCATCGAGCAGGCCGAGCGTGGCGTGGCCGTCCAGCAACTGAGCCTTGAGTCGCTTGCGGCGATCAAGCGCGTGGGCGGCGAGCAGGCCACCAAGTTGGCAAAGACAGAGGCAGCGAAGGGACAGCCAGCGCTCGCCTCGTGACGTTCCAACCAGACGTGAGGTTCTCCTCCAGCGGCGCGCCGGACGCCGGTCACGTCATCCGGCACCAACACAAGGAAGGACAGGGTTGCGATGGACGCGCAAGAACTCGACTACGCCCGGATGGTGTCGCTCATGGCGGCGCAGGGAATCCTGCGGCACGCCGACGCCATCGAGTTTTGCAGCACCGTGCTGCCGTCTCTGCTGTCGGAACTGGAAATCCTCGAAGGCGTGGCTAACCGCCTGTCGCAGATGATCGCCGCCGCGATCTCGCCGCCGAAGGAGGAGGCCCCAGAGCCGCAGCCGGTCGAGAAGCCCAAGCGTCCACGCTCCCGCAGAAAGAAGGAGCAGGCCAAATGACCAGACAGCAACTGCGAGCGGTGCTGCGTGACTACCAGCGCAAGTCGGTGTACGAGGTGTGCCGTGCGGCGAAGGGCGGGGCCCGACGCATCACGGTGTGCCAGCCTGTGGGCAGCGGCAAGACGGAGGTCATTGCCGAACTGTGCCGGCTGGCCCGCTACCCGCTGGTCGTCGTTCCCCAGATCGGGATCATGCGCCAAGCGCGCGACCGTCTGGAGGACCGTCTGGGCGAGGAGTGCGACATCGAGCAGGGCTCGTTTCGTGCCGGCACCACCTCGTCGTTCGACGGATGGTTCGACCGCCGCATCATCGTCGGCTCGCGCGACAGCCTGCTGTCCAACAGCCGATTCACGGCATCCGTCTACGAGCGCATCACGCTGGTGGTCGTGGACGAGTGCCATGTCGGCATGACGCCACGCTTCGAGGCGATGCTGCAATGGTTCGAGCAGCGAGGCGCGACGATCGTCGGATTCAGTGCCACGCCCTACAAGGGCAAGGGCAAGGCGCTGCGCTTCTGGCCGCGACCGCAGGTGGTCTACACGCTGATGCAGGGCATCGACGACGGCTATCTCGTCGGCCCCAAGTGCTTCCTGTCTGAGGCGCAGTCGTTCGACCTGACGAAGAGTGAGCAGATTGAGGGGCAGTGGAACAAGGCCCAGTTGGCTGCGGTCCTGACTGCCGAACACTTCGCCCAAGAGGTGGTGGGCCTGGCCCTACAGACGTACGCAGGCCAGCCGTCGGTCGTGTATGCGTCGAACAAGAGGCAGGCCCGACTCCTGTGCGAGGTCTTCGAGCGATACGCCGTTCGCACGAGCCTCGTCCATTCGAGCCAGAGCCCGGAGGAGCGTTTCGCCAACATGCAGGCGTTCGTCTCCGGCGACACGAAGATCATCGTGAACGTCGGCATTCTGGGCTACGGCTGGGACTTTCCGGAACTCCGCAACATCTACATGGCCGCTCCGACTCGCAGCCTGAGTCGCTACGAGCAGCGGCTTGGTCGTGGCACGCGCCCGCTCAAGGGCACCATTGACCCCGACATGTCTCGGGACGAGCGCCTTGCCGCCATCGCTGCATCTGGCAAGCCGCACTTCAACATCTACGACGTGACCGACAGCAGCCGGTCGCACCAGTTGCTCTCGGCCCTCGACGTGCTGGACGCGAAGTCTCGCAAGAACCTGACGAGGCGCGAGCGAATGCTGGCGTCTCTTGGCATGGCGGGCGTGGCCGCCACAGAGGCGATCAAGAAGGCCGACGAGCAGGAGTTGGCCGACTTGCAGGCCCGCATGGCCGAGATCACTGAGAAGCGCAAGCGTCTGGTCGTCGGCGTGACGTTCGACCACACGACCCGCGACCTGTTCTCGGAGCCTATGGAGAAGCGCCGCAGGGGCTGGCGCATGCTCTACGGACGCTACAAGGGCCAGAGGCTGGAATCCATCCCAGAGGGCTATCTGACGTGGGTCATGGGCCAGCAGAACAAGGAGACACCGTTCAAGCAGGCTGTGCGTCGTGAACTGACCCGCCGCCAGACTGCCGACAAGCCAACGTAATTGGATCGCGCTGCCTATCTACTCGTACCGAACAGCGTCAAAAACTCGGTCGAGCCTAAAGAAAGCCCGCCCTATGGCGGGAGCGGCGAGTCCGCACAAGTCGGTCCAAAGCGCACGAAATCCGGGCAACGGAGCCGTAGTTGATCGGCGAAACCCTACGTCCCGGTCGTAGTCCGAAGACAACGGAATAAGGCGCAGAGGGCTAACCCGCTTGGGCAGACGGGGCGCGTAGGCGTCTTCGGAAGGGATGGGGTCTAGACGTGAGCCGCGACCTAGTGATGCTGCGCTACACTGACGATGACGGGGAGCGTCTGGCTGCGGTGTGCCGGCCGAGCGAAGGCGTGGAAACGCTGCGGTCAATCATCAATGAGGAGGACGACTACAACCTGCGGTTCAGCGACCACGAGGATCGTTCGGCCGTGATCCTCGACACGAGCGGCCCCGTGTTCGTGTTTGACGCCGACCATGCGATGACGCTGTCGGTGTGGTTTGGGCTCGCCGCAGAGTGGCTGCGGCAGCGAGAGGCGATGGACGAACTGGAGGACGGAGATGACGACGATGATAGCGAAAGCGATTAGCGCGTTTCTGAAGAGCGGAGAGGCGGCGACTGAACTGTGCAACGCCCTTCGTGCGCTCGTGCGGAAGCAGCCCGTGCGCATGCAGCGCATCGCAGATTGCGGCATTGAGGATCAGGTAATGACGCCGCTGCCGGTATATCGGTGGTCGGTGGAGTTCCGCACCAAAGAGGAACTGATGCGGTTCGACGCTGTGATAGGCGCGATCGTGCGCCTGCCCGATGGAGGCGAGCGTGAGTGATGGCAATGAAGAACTTTCGTCCTTCGCGCGTGAATACCCGTACTGTGCGATGTGCTGGTCAAGGGACGGCCTGCACATCCACCACCTGCAACAAGGCGCAGGGCGGGTCCACGACAGGAGGGCGCTGCTCCGGTTGTGCCATTGGTGCCATGAGGGCCTGCACTTCGGAGGAACGAACAACCTCACCAAAGGCATGTGCCTCACAGCCAAGCGAGAGTGCGACGACGCCAACTATGACCCGTCGTTCCTTGCCTCGCTCCGCCGCAAAGTCCATCTGGGATACGGCCTTGAACGTATTCCTCACCGCGTTCTCTGGTTCCGGGCCAAGCGAGGTATCCCGCAGGAGTTGACAAGGATGTCAATCAACAGCAGGCGGAAGGGCAAGGTCGGCGAACTGGAAGCGCGCGACCACTGGAACAGGCTGCTGCCGAAGGCGCACTCACGCCGCTCGCAGCAGCACAGCGGCACCGAGAGTGCGTCCGACCTCATCAGTCCGGGCACGCCGAACCTGTGGATCGAGGTCAAGCGCGTCCAGCGGCTGAATCTCGACGCCGTGATGGAGAAGTCGCGCGAGCAGTGCGGCGAACTCGTGCCCGTGATCCTGCATCGGAAGAACGACGGCCAGTGGATGGTGACGTTTCCGCTCGAAGACATCCATAGGTTCACCGCGCAGGTGAACGGTGCGCTATGACACGCAAGTCCATCTACCAATCCACCAAACGATGGCTGCGCCGCAACTATCCGCTTCCGTTCGCGTGTCGCGTTCTCACGCGCGACCCGTCTCGCATGACAGGCATGCACGGCCAGTTCATCTGGCACGGCGAGCACGCAACGATATGGGTGCGCGCAGTCGCAAACGAGGAGCAAATGGCGGAGACGCTGATCGAGGAGTGGGTTCACGGAATGCGACACGCGGCTCCTCTCGAAGTGGACTACGAAGGCGAAGCACACGACGCAACATTCTGGGCCCTCTACGGAGCAGTAGTGACCAGATGGCGAAAAGAACTCCTGTAAGCGTCCGGCTCGAATGGTTCGAGATCAGTGCGGCTGCGCAGGTGGGCGTGAGCCGTAACGTCGAAGCCATACGTGCGGGATACAGGTCGCGCATGCGTGGAAAGGATTCCATGTGGGACCGGCACGTACTGGGCGCTCTGGGCGAGTGTGCGTTTGCGAAAGCAACCGGCCGCTATTGGTCGGGCAGCGTCAACACGTTCAAGAGCGGCGGCGATGTGGGCAACACCATCCAGATACGCACGCGCTCGAAGCACGACTATGACCTCATCGTTCGCGACGACGACCGGGACGACGACATCTACGTTCTTGTGACCGGCGGCCCGCAGGAGTTTCTGGTGCATGGCTGGATGCTGTGCGCCGACGCCAAGTCCAAGCAGTTCGTGAGCGACTACGGGGGCTACGGAGAGGCGTACTTTGTGCCGCAGTCGGAGTTGCGGCCGGTCGAGGAACTGTTCTTAGGAGACGGGAAATGATTGCCATGCTTTCGCCGTCGATGATGCAGTCGTACACGGGGCGCGTCATCGACCTGCGAGACTTTCGCACGGCAGACGTGGACATCCGGGACATCGCGCACGCGCTGTCCCTCGTCAATCGCTTCACGGGACACACCAAGTACCCGTACTCCGTCGCCCAGCACAGCGTCATGGTGAGCCGCATGGTGCAGCCCGAGCACGCCATGTGGGGGCTGCTCCACGATGCCAGCGAGGCGTATCTGGGAGACGTGGCGCGCCCGCTCAAGATGCTCCTGCCCGAGTACAAGGCGCTGGAGCAGCGCGTGCAAAGCGTGATCGCGATTGTGTTTGGCTTGGAGTGGCCGATGCCTGCGGCCGTGCATGCCGCCGACAATCGCGCCCTGCTGGCGGAGAAGCGCGACCTAATTTCTGTGGATGTGGACTGGGGTATCAACTGCGAAGGAGATGTGAAGTGCGGACCAATCAACCCGCTGTCATGGAGCGAAGCGAAGGAACTGTTCGAGCAGCGTTACGAGGAGTTGAGGCAGTGAAAGAGGTAGAGGGGGCGAAGGTGCGGTTCTCGACGGGAGCGGTGCGTTCGTCGGACGCAGAGCAGACGAGGTACGACCTCATCAGTCCGATCGGATTGCGAGCCGTAGCGGCTGCGTGCGCAGAGGGCGCGGAGAAGTACGGCGATTTCAACTGGGAACGAGGCATGCCGGCGCACGACCTGCTGAACCATGCCATTCGCCATATCTATGCGTTTCTTGGAGGCGATCGTACGGAAGACCATCTTGGTCACGCAGCGTGGGGGTGCCTCGCTGCGATCCATTCGCTTGAGGTGTGGCCGGACCTCAACGAAGGAACCCTTCGCTCCGGCTTTTACGAGGCACCAATAGACAAATGACGCAAGTCGCCGTACCTCCGTACGACGACGAGGGAATAGTTGCGGACTGCGAAACCGGCTGGAGGAGATTTTGCGCCGAAACGCTCGTCTGTACGCACTATCACATCAAGCAGTTCTGCCGGCGCCACAGGGCGCATGGCATGCGGCTGACGCACAACACCACCCGCAAGATGCGGGAGGTTCTGCGTCGGCAGGTGGCGGCCTATCGCTGGGTCTTTAAGGGCGCCGGCGCCCCGTTCACGTTCGACTCGGTGTGCCTAGATTTGGGCTTTTGTCCGGCCTTGATTCGGCGGCAGATGCTGTCGCTCTACCAGCCCGAGCCGGACATAAACCTTCTGGTGGAGTGGGTGGGGCGCCAGAAGGAGCGGAAGTATGCCAACCGTCGGGGAAAAGATTCGACAACTCGTCGAGTGGGCCCCAGTATTGTCGATGCTGTCGCTGATCTCCGCCGCTCCAACGGCCAAAGAGAGAGTCGACGTGGCGCTCAAACTCATGCGGTTTGTCGCTACCAAAACGGACACGCCCGTTGACGACGACCTGCTGGAGCGGATTGAGGCGGTTCTGAACAGCCCCGCCGGATCGGAGTTGCTCGACTACGTCGTGCGTCTGGTGTCGGCCGTCTCCAGTGCGGAGGTCGGCTGATGGTCGCGTACGCCGCTTTCGGAATTGCAGCCGTCGTGGCCTGCTGGCCGATGCTCTCGGCAGCGTGGGTGCGCTGGCGGCCTGTCACTGCCGCAGCGGGCGTGGACCGGGCCGACTGGGTCAACCGTCTATTCGGGCTGGCTGCTGCCGCTGACGAGGCAGGCGAGCCCGTCGTGGCGTCCGCTGCCCGCGCCCTCATCACGGCTCTCGTGACGCCGCAGGAGCCCGCCAAGCGGGGCAAGTGATGCCTGCGTGGGTGCGCGTAGCCGTCGTGGTGGCCGGCGTGGCGGTCGGAGTGGGGAGCCTTGTGGCCCCGCGACTCCCGATGCCGCTCCCTGTGCCGGCGCCAGTCCCAGCGGCTGGCGTGTTGGCTGGCCTCGACAGCAAGGATGCCGGAAGCCTACGCGACTTCTACGCAGCGATGGCGGACATTGTTCAGCGCGACGGACAGTCGGCCGCGCCGGCCTGCAAGTCGACGCTCGACCTGAGGAATCGTCACGCGCAGGCTCTGGCGATGGCGTTCGCCCACACGGGCATGGTCGGCAAGTACAGCGGGCTGGGGGGCCGGCTGGACGCCTACCTGCTGGAGGCGATCGGCTCCGTCGATGCCCCGCTAACGCCGGAACTGCGGGCCAAAGCGGCGCAGGCGTTCGCTGCCATCAAATGAGCGGGGGCGCTGCGTGTCCAATCTGTACACACCCGAAGAGATGGTGCGGCTCTACGACGTAGGGTTCGTAGGCTCCATCTGCGATCCGGCTGATACGGAGCGGCTGCTGGCGACGCTCCCTCGCCCGCTCTTCGGAAACATGCTGGCCGCGACTGGTGCCGGCAAACTAAGCCTGCCGTTCAAGGCGGTCGTGGCGTTCGAGCAAGCCGTCGGGCGCAAGCCGTACGACGAAGCGCAATCCACAGGCGACTGTGTGTCCCACGCTGTTCGCAACGGCATCGACATCGCGCGTGCGAACGATCCGGATATCACCACCACAGAGGACTGGGTGGATCGGACGGCGACGGAGCCGCTCTACGGCGCACGCGGACACTCAGGGCAGGGCGCTGTCTGTTCGCAGATTGTGCGCTGGGCGCACCAATCGGGCGGGTGCATGCTGCGCCGAGACTATCCGGAACTGGCGCTCGACCTGTCCAAGTACAACGCCACGATCGGCATCCGGTGGGGAGGCGCTGGCGTGCCGGATCGCGTGCGGTCGGTGGCGGCAAAGCACCGCGTCGGCACGATCAGCCTCATCAAAACTTGGGAGCAGGCAAGGGACGCCCTCGCCAACGGGTACGGCGTGGTGTGCTGCTCAAGCGTGGGCTTCCGGCACTACCGCAATGACGACGGCATGAGCCAGCCGCAGGGAACGTGGCACCACGCGATGTGCTGGACTGGAGCAGATGACACGCACAGCAACGGATGTCGCTTCTTACTGCAAAACAGTTGGGGATATACGTGGATCAGCGGGCCGCGCGTTCACGGACAGCCTGAGGGGTCGTTTTGGGTGAGTCAGGCGGCGGCCCAGAAGATGATCGATCATGGCGGAACATGGGCGGTGTCGAATGTCGACGGCTTCCCCCGTCGCCGCATCACCAATTGGGGCGCAAAGGACGTGCTCGAATGAAGATCACCGTGTCCGCAGTCGCCGTATGGCTGGCGTTTGCCGCAGGACAGGATGTACCTGCGCCGCAGCCGTCGCCCGCTAAGTGTTGCGCCGACTGTGGCGGAACTGGGATGGTATGGACCGGCGACAAGGTGGCGCGCGTGCATTGCCCGTGCCCGCCGACGTGCCCGTGTGCAAAGAACCGGCCGCGCATGACATGCACCGGCCCCAACTGCGTGAAGGGGATACAGCGATGAATCCGAAGGCACCGATGGAAAACGGCGGCGGCGTTCTGGCGGGACTCCGTGACAAGAAGAAGGCGGACGGGGCCCCTTCGTCCAATTCGTTTTTGCGCACCGAGAAAGAGGACAAGCACCTGCGCGAAGGGAAGGTGCCCGCTGGCTGGAGCAGGGGCAAAGACGGCCAAGTGCGTCCTATGGTGCAGTGATGTCAGACCGCATTCGATCGCTCAAGGCGGAACTGGAGTGCAACTCCCCGCAGCGCACGCCCTCCCACGACACCAAGTCGCACGTCGTCAAGGCGTGCAAGGGTGGCGAGGAGAAACTCGTGCGGTTCGGGCAGCAGGGCGTCGAGGGAGCAGGCTCAAGCCCAGACACCGAGAGCGAGCAAGCGAGAAGGCGCAGTTACTACGCCAGACACAACGCCCAAGATGCAAACCCAGACAAGTTCAGCGCCCGCTATTGGTCGCACAAGGTGAAGTGGTGATCGACACACTGGCCCGACATGTCTACCGACGCATGCCTGTGCGAGCGGCGCTCGTGGGGCGCTCGCAGGTCGCACAGATTGTGCGCACCGTCGTGCAGGAGTGGCCGGCCGAGCAGTTGTTGGTCAGCCGACAGGGTAGCGAGGGCGAGTCGAATGCGCTGGCGGAGATGGAGAAGCGGATTCGCGGCAGGCAGGAGTACGGTTCGGTGTTGCTGGCGCTCCTGCTGAGTACGGTCCTATCAACAGTCATACGTCTCGTGCTGGAATGGTGGTGGGAGCGCGGCTCGCATCGCATGATGATGGCGGCGTGGAGGAGGGAGGCCCTGTGAGCAGCGAAACCGTGTACGAAGTAGTGCTCCGGGCGATCGAGCGGTACGGCTTCGGGCTCGTGCTGGCGACAGCCGTGCTGTGGTTCGTGCGAGTTGACCTCGTGCTGCCGATGGTGCAGGCACACAAGCAGTTTCTGCACGAGTTGTCGGCGTCGCAGAGGGAGATTGCGGCGGCCATGCAGGAACAGACGCGACTGCTCTATGCGGTACAGGCGCAGGTGCAGCGCGACAAAGCGTCTCTCGCTAACTAACAGGATGTAGGCGTGCGCGATCGTGAGTTCTACGCAGACATATGGGAGAAGACTGCGACGCAATGGGCGGCGCTGGACCCGTTTCTGTCCAAGAATGACTTGGGGGTGGAGTCCGACACTGGCCGCATCAAGGTGGGCATAGGCCAGCGATGGTCGAACACGCCGTATGTCGCGACCACGATCACCATCGGGCTGGCGGACGTGCAAGTCACGCTCCCGCAGAATGGCGACGTGCTGCGGTGGAGCGATTCCAAGTGGCGTAACTATCCGGAAACGAACGTAACGGACGGGGGTAATTTCTAGTCATGGCAAACGTGATTCGCATTCGACGGCGCGACGCATCCGGCGGGGCTGGCGCCCCAACGACGCTTGCCAATGCCGAGTTGGCAATGAACGAGTCCTCGTCCATTTTGTACTACGGCACTGGCACTGGCGTGGGCGGGGCGGCGACCAGCATCATCGCCATCGGCGGGACGGGTGCGTTTCTTGGGCTCGCCGGCGGGCTGACGCAGACGGCCGCAGGGACGTACACGTTCAGCGGCGGCGCGACGTTCAGCAACACGGTGGCACTCGGCGCATCCGCCACCGCTACGACGCCGGCTACGTCGTCGGATTCGACCGCTGTCGCCACGACCGCGTTCGTGAAGGCACAGAACTACCTCACGACCAATGCGTCGATCACGCTGTCGGGCGACGCGGCCGGCACTGGCTCCACTGCCATCACCGTCACCATTGCTGGCGACGCTGTCAGCAACGACAAACTCGCCAACATGGCGAGCGGCACGCTGAAGGGACGCGCGTCGTCTGGCACCGGCGACCCGGAGGATTTGACTGCCTCGCAGGCCAAGACGCTTCTTGCCATCGCCAGCACAGACATCTCAGATTTCCACACTGCGGTGCGGCAGAACCGTCTCGACCAGATGGCGTTGCCGACTGCGAGCGTCTCGATGAACTCGCAGAAGATCACGAACCTCGCCACGCCCACATCGGAGAACGACGCAGCCAACAAGGCGTACGTCGATGGGGCGAGGGCCGGCCTCGACGTGAAGGGGTCTGTGCGCGTCGCCACGACCGCCAACATCACGCTCTCGGGCGAGCAGACAATCGATGGCGTGGGCGTGGTGGCCGGCGACAGGGTACTCGTCAAGAACAACACGACCGGCAGCGAGAACGGCATCTACGTGGTCGCCTCCGGCTCGTGGAGCAGGGCTTCCGACGCCGACACCAGCGACAAGGTGACCTCCGGCATGTTCACATTTGTGGAGTCTGGCTCCACCAATGGCGACACGGGCTGGGTGCTGGCTACGGACGGGTCGATCGCCGTCGGCACGACCTCCCTGACGTTCTCGAAGTTTACGTCGCCGGGAGAAATCCTAGCCGGCGACGGCATGACCAAGTCGGGCAACACGCTCAACGCCATCGGCACAGCGAATCGCATCAGCGTGTCGGCGGACGCCATCGACATCGCGTCTACGTATGCGGGTCAGTCGTCCATCACCACGCTTGGCACGGTCACGACGGGCGTGTGGAGCGCCACGACCATCGGCGTGGCGAAGGGCGGAACCAACCTGACGACCGTGCCGAAAGGGTCGGTCGTGGTCGCCAACGCAGCAGACGCATTCACCGCGCTCGACGGCGGCGGTGTATCCGACGGCATTCTCCTGTACACGGCGTCCACCGACACGATCGCGTGGGCGACGAGCATCGACGGCGGGACGTTCTGACG